TTAAGTTTAGCATTGGGGATTCTCCTTTATATAGGTACTTTGGAATTGATAATGCAGGGGATTTATTGTTTGGAACTTCTGCAGATTTAGCAAAGTCGGGAAACACGGTGTGGCACTCAGGCAACTTTCCCGACAACTCAACAGAATGGAACGATGCCTACAACAACAAGATAACCTCAGTAGGAGTAACAGGAACAACTACAAAAACAATAACCCTTAATCAGCAAGATGGGGGAACGGTTACGGCTAATTTTACGGATTTGCAAGGAGCAACCGGTACAGGCGTATCAGGTCGCGTAGCTTATTGGAACAGCACAACAAACATTACAAGCGATGCTGATTTTACATTTGATGGCCTAAATTTACGAGTAGGCGCAACAAATGGAACTGGCAATGTTAATTCAGGCAATTTTACACTAACATCTGACAAGCGATTGAAAAGAAAAATAGCATCTATTGAAGACTTATCCATTTACGATGATATTAAGTTTGTTCAGTTTAAGATGAAGGCAGATGGAAAATACCAGAGGTACGGGGTTATTGCACAGGACTTAGAAAAAATAAATCCTAACCTAGTTCGTAAAGATAAAGATGGTTATTACTCGGTAGCTTACATAGACTTGCTTATTGCCAAAACAGCCAGACAAGATGAGCAGATAAAAGAGCTAAATGAAAAGGTGGAAAAACTAACTAAATTAGTGGAGGAATTAATAAATGAAAAGTAGGTTATTGATTATACTATTAATTGTCGGATTAAACGTATTTGCCCAAGTTCCGAACACCACAACATTTACCTTACAAGATGTAGTGGATGAAGTAAACCCAACTACAAACGACTTGCAGGACTGTTTTAGTGATGCTATTGCTGATTATTTCAATCCAACTTACGAAGGCAGTAAGAATAGCTTATTGAATTTTCGGGATTATGGGAGCCATAATGCTACAGCTGATTTATCAGGTGCTTATTTGGTGTGGGAATTAGATGCAATAACAAGCGGGGTAGTGCAAGATGCTACTGCAAATAATAATGATGGTACATTAAATGGAACGTCATGGACTGTTACGGCTTCTGGCAAGATAAATTCTGCATTAATACCCACTAGCGATTCAGATGAAATAAACGCCCCAACAGATGAAACAGACGTGACAAGTATTTCTATTTCTTCGTGGTGGTACGGAAATGCGTCAAATTTAACAGGTGAACAAGGGGCTATATGGACATCCCCACCAATAAGTGCTTATTCTTTGCGATTAATCGTTATCGAGAATAGTGCTAGTATTGGATTTAATCTAATTAAAATAATTGATAATACGAATGGTTTTTATTCCGCAACTATTCCTAGTTCAACTTTCCAATTTGCAGATTATGAATGGGTCAATATAATAGTTGTACGGTCTCTTTCTGCCATAAAAGTATATGCAAATGGGGATTTAATTCATAGTGTTACGAGAACAAATGGAACATTGGCTAATAGACGATTTTCTATAGCAGGCCGTGGAACAACAGGAGCAGTAGGAAGATTTGATCAATTAGCGATATGGCACAGAGAATTAGATTCCGTTTCAGTTTCTTACTTATACAATTCAGGAAACGGTAGAGCTTACATAAATTGGTAGTTAATAAATAACAAATATGAAAAAGTACATTTTATTAGCGGTATTTGCCTTAGTAGCTTTGGCATCCGCAGCACAGACAACAGAAGGAGATCACTTAGTAACAGTACTAGAAGATTCAATAATGCAGGCAGAAGCCGAACAGCAAGCCTTCAACGATTCAGTAATGGCAGCCCTCGATTATCAATATGCAATGCAAAAGATTACACTAATGGCTGATAATGTGGTATTGCTGGACACCCTAAAGTGTAGACCAGTATTAGTAATTGATTCTGATAACAACTTTTACGCAACCTTGGGTAACTACGCCGTAATGTTTGAACGACTACAGGGGAGAATGTGGAACCGCCAAAATGAGGAAGTACGGATGAACTTAATAAAGGGGAAATCTCCTGAAATTTCCTTCCGAAATGTTAAAACAGATGTAGCAGTTGACCCCTCGACTATTAAGTAATGTACGAGAACAAAACAGAAAAGGAATTTAATTCTAGTATTAAATGGACTCTAAAAATAAAAATAAATCTAAGCAAGTTGATAAGGCTATTCAGAAAAGAAAAAGAAAGCTCGAACGGAAACGTGCCAGGGAGATCTGGTGGAAAAATTCGGACTTGAAATTAATTATTGATACTGTAAATTTTGTAAAATGGATTACGTAACAATTGAAATAAAATACAAAGAGCAATTGAATACTTTTCAAACAATTAAGCTCAGAAATGAAAAGATAAGTGAAGCACGTCCACCAGGTTATCATTTATTCGATATTAAAGAAATCGGTTTTATCGGAGAAGATGGTGTAAGGGTAGTAATTCTTATCTTGTCATTTGAAAAAGTTACGTTAAATTTATAACTTTGGGTCAATGGAAGATCGGCACGCAAAAATGATAGAGCGCATTTACAACGAGGTTGTTGGCGACGAATATACAGAAGGATTAATCCCAAAAGTAAACAAGATTGAAAAAGATGTTTATAATCTAAATGTCAAGTACAAGATCGTAATAGGGGTTATTGCCTTCCTGATTGGAGCTTCGGCGTTTTTATCTGATATTTCAAAACTATTTTAATCATGGATTCAGATCAATTTGTAAAGCAGTTTTTAAGCCTCGCTTTTTTTGTAGAAAAGGAAACAGGCATTTTTGCGGAGGCACTACTGGCACATTCAGCGCTCGAAACTGGATGGGGAACAAAAGTAAAAGGAAACAATTACTTCGGAATTAAAGGGAAAAAGAACCTAGTCCGAACAAAAGAAATATCAGAAAGCCCCGATCTTAAATTTCCTGAAATCTATTCAATAACACCATTTAAAAAGAATGGTAAAACATATTATGAATACGATTGTAAAACTTGGTTTGATTCGTATTTAAGCCCGAAAGATAGTTTTCTGAAATATGCTGAGTTTATAAAAAGCAATCCAAGATATTCTAAAGCACTAACTCAGGATAGCGCAGAGGGGTACTTAAGAGAGATTGCGCGCGCTGGATATGCAACAGGATTAAACTATGAAGAAACGATCTTAAACGTGCTTAAATCAGTTCAGAAGAGAATTAATAAATTAACTGTAACAGTGGCACAAGATTTGCGTAAATAAAACAAAAACTTATTACTATGATTTTACTTACAGCATTTATTATTTACACATCGGCAACAATTGCCGCATTTACATTAAGCTATTTAGATTTACGCAAAAAAAAGAAAAAATGTGGGGTAGAATAATCAAGATACTGACTTACCTCCTCCCTTATCTGATTAAATTGATTAATTTTATAGTTTCAAAATTTCAAAAAAATAAAATTATGGCAGAAGAATTTAAAGGTGCGATGTCGCCAGAAACAGAAAAAAAGTTAGATTCAAAATTAAAGTTTAAAAATAAACTTATTGAGGCAGTTGATGGGTTGGCGGTTAAAACAGTAGATAATTATTTGCTAAGTCCGCTAATTGAAAAATTGCCGGAAGATGTTCGACCAGTAGTTATTGAAGCGTTGGCAGCAGTTGTTGACGAAATGCCCGAAGTGGAGATTTAATAATATTTAATAAAATTTAAAAGAGGCTGTCCAAAAAGTAAAATTGAACAGCCTCTTTTTATTATTGATAGTTTTTATATTTTATTTTTAATTATCATACATCCAATCAGGCGCATTCTCAATATTTCGTTTGTGCTTTATTTTTATATCCTTCCAATCTCTTTGCAATTTTTCTTTTATTGCTTGCCTAATAAACTGAGAAATGTTCACACCTTTTGATTTTAGAATCTTCAAACTATTAGCTTGAACTTCTGTTATCATAACTTCCTGTCTTACTGCATATTGTTTCATTTTACCAGGGTAAAAGGTATGGTTCCACATACGTTAACGGCAAGCTGAAAATATAATAATTCATTCGAGCTTAATAAGTGGCTGCACCTCATTTAAGAAATAACAGCCAGCCGTTAACAAAGTGTAAAAATAATACTACATTAGCGGCTCGCATCAACGATAGTGCAAGCTTGAAGGAATAAAAATTATTCCTCCACCGCACTAAGTTCAGCTTCAAGTTCTTCAATTTTAGCTTTTAATTCATCAATTTCATCCTGTAAATATTCTTTATCTCTTATTGCATCATCCCTCTCACCCTCGGCTGATTCCGCTCGCTCGTATTCGTTATTGCCCCATTCTCTAAGTTCTGAGTTTGCATCTCTTACATTCTCAATCTCACTTATTGCGCTCGCTAATTCTCCAATGATATTAACTGCTTCATCTGAACTATCAATTTCTGGATTCTTTTTAATATATTCAGCCTCGCCCTTCGCACTCTCCATATATCCAATTACACTATCAATAATAGGGCATGTATTTCCAATTGGTGCATTATCTCTTGCCATATCCGTAATTTTTATTTGTTATCCGTATTAAATTTCGTGGGTTAATCCCGTACTATTCTTACACAAACCGTTGTAGTGCATTAGCCCACGCACACATTGCCAGTAATTTCATATGAAAATCCTGCAAGTTCATCCGAAAGCAAATCGCCACTACTTTTATTTTGCTTATAGCTATTATCAAGCAACCAAGCCCCTATTTTAGAATCCCAAAACACTTGCATCTTACTTTGAACTAAACCTTCGTCTGTTTCAGTCCAGTCGCTAAGTATATCCCCTTCGTATATTTCAATGCCGTGTTTATCGCACAATCCAGTAAACTGCTGTACGGTTACATGGTCAAGGCTAATAAGTTTATTTAGGTTCTTAAATCTCTGTATGTCCGCCCACAACATCATTTTTTTGCTTTCTTTATTCCAAGCTCTAAATTTAAGTCGGTTATTTCCCATCGCTTAAAAACGCACTACAACAATTTATATAAGTAATAGCCGTTGTAGTGCAATTATTAGGGCTTATTACTCTATTTAACATTTGTAATTATTTTAAGGTTCGTGTTTCAAATCGGCTACTACTCATATAAGTAGCCGTTAGCGGTAATTATGCTTAATTTTATTATAGCAATTAAAGCACATTCTACCTCCTTCAAACGTTACCATTGTTTTAGTTTCATTACCGCATTTACCGCATAACGAACCGCTAACATCAGCTAAATGTAATGCTTTGTCTTGGCTCGTATCAATATCGTTCACTTGTTTTTTTTCGTCTTTAAGTAATTGTAATTCTATTGCCATTTTTTCATACTTGTCAAATTCTTCTGAAGTTCTACCGGTATTAAAATATTTGTTTCCTATTTTACCGTACAATTTACCTGTGTATTCCATAATCGTTCACTTTTTAGTATTTGTAATTTATTTTCTCGTTTTAACGTCCGTGCCTATTTCACGCACTACACTTAGCCTTACCGTTAGCCGTCAGTTTAAACAACTGCACTTTTGATACTTTCATGCAATTTTTTAAATGAGTTATTTTTAAGCTCATAAACCCTGCCGAATTGATTATGTTGAACTTTTACAAATTTATCCATGTATGTTTTAAATTCTCTTATTTCATTAACTGATAAATCACGCTCAAACACATTTGAATAATCAGTTGTTCGATGAAATCCCATCTTTTTTAATTCTTTTATATCTTGTTTTAAAACTATCAAAAAGTAATCTCTTGAGTTTTCGTCAATTCCGTTACCTTTAAATGTGTTTAAACTTACGTTAACTGCGAAGCATATTTCTTTTTCAAATAATACTTCAAAAATTGTTTTTTCGTTTTTCATATCGCTTTTTTAAAAATTTATATTCAAAGTAACTTTAATATTTTTTGATAAACTATGATATTTATCATGTTTTAAAAATAAAAACCGAACGGCTAACACCCGCTATATTTAATGCGGGGTTAGTCGGTTGTTGTGTTATTTCAGCTTCGTTCATACTTTTGTGTAATTTGATAAGTTCGTTCTCGTAAATCCCGCACTAAACATAGCGGAAACGTTAGCGTTCATTGCTTCTTATCATTAAAATAATGTCGTTAACTGTATTTGCTTTTATACTATTTTCGTAAGCTTCTCTGTGTGCAGCACTTTCATAAGCTTTTGCTTCACGTTCGGTAAATATATCAGCTTGTATCTGTATTTGATTAAGCACCGACTCGCTAACATTTTGTAAATTGCATAATTTTACTATGCGTTCTGCTTTATTAATATTATCGCAAGCACATAATTCGACATTTCCTTCCATTATCTGATAAAATGGAAATTCTTCTGTTCCTGAGTTTACTATTTCTAATTTCATTTTGTTATTTTTTTTGTATTTCAAATCCGTAAAATTCCGACAACTTACAATTTACCGTTAACCGCAAGGCTAACCACCGTGTGTGATAAGTGCAATTTTTATTATCACATTTTCAAACATCGTTACAATAACATTGAACGCCAGAGCTATTGCGATACCAAGGATAATAGGCTGCCAGTTATCAAATAAATAAGCCCAGCGGTTAACAAAATGTTTATGTAATGCTGGCTCGGTACTCGTATTGACTCCATTCGCTTGCTTTTCCTGCTTAGCATATATGTACCCATAATAAAATCCAAACCATTCATTACTTTTTGCACATTCTGGTCCTGTTTCTCCCGTGTGTTCATTTGCCGCATTTGCAGCCTCTTTTTGTAGTAATTCTAATTCGCTCATTACTTAGTATTTTTAAAGTTATTTACTCGTTTAAAATTCAGTGCGAATTTCACGCACTCCACAAACACCAACCCGTTATGCCCCATTTAAGAAAGCATCAACAAGGCAATCAATTATTACATTTTGTGCATTAGTACTTGTTACTGGCGATATAAACATTGTTTTAGCTGGTTTTTTTGGCTTTATAGCTATTGGAAAATGCAATTGAATAAATTCCCTTAGTTCCTCTTTTGATGAAAAACGGGGCATAACAATGTGTTTATGTAAGCTGTTTTCGCCCGTAGGTTGCGCCATTCCTTCACACAATTTAGCTAAATGCAATCCAATTTTATGTAACATCTCAAGTGGCGTTTTTTCGCTACCATCAAGTAACTTCGGCAATCTGTCTGTATGTTCTCCGCCAAAGTTCAATTTCATAAACGCTTTCATCGCCCCTATTTGTTCCGCATTTTCGGAAGCATATTTTTCTAATTCTTCAACTTGTTTTGTAATCTTTAAATCCATAGCACATGTTTTTATAAGTTATTTACTCGCTTTAATTTTATCGGTTATTGTAGCAACAGCCAACACAAACACCAACCGTTAGCCACTATTGCTTAAACTTCTCCTGAAATTCTACAATAGCTTCTACGCTCAACGTTGTACTTGTCATTAACCAATCACTCATTTGTTTAAGCAACAGTTCACGTTGTTGGCTAACACTTTGTAAATGCAAACCGCTGTTCTCGTTTGAAGTGTCAGCCCACGCACGCTTTTTAAATTCAATAGAATCCATATAAGAATCTACATTTTGTTCGTTCATCCAATCTTCATTTGGAATTGAATGAGTATTTCTATCTACCCATTTCATAAAGTAGTTTAACTCTTTTTTTAATAAATCTAAATCCATCGCTCGTTTATTTAATCGTTTTTAACTCGTTTCAACTTTAGTGCTAATCCAGTAAAGCGGTCAGCACTTACAATTTTCCGTTATGCAGCATTTATCTATATAAACTTCGATATTCGCGAACCCATGAACGCTTGCCACACTTTCTACATTCAATGGTTCTAATTTGAGTGTCAGAATCATACTCATCGTGTTTGCAAGTTGCTTGCTTAATAAAGAGCAGAAAACGCTGCATAACACCGTGTTTATGTAAGCTGTTCTTTCTCGTGGAAACAGGCTTCCCCCACGCACGTTCAAAACATTCTACAAGTCTTTCTGCCATCCATGCAGCCTCTTCTTCTGTATCGCTTCTATAATCTAATGCAAATGTTTGTACATCGTGTGTAAATTCAACAGTCCAACCATCTCCTGTGTCATAAGTTATTATTTCCATACACTGTATTTTAATCGTTATTTACTCGTTTTAATTTATATGCAAATTTGTGGCAACAGCCAACACAAATGCAGCGATCCATGAAAGCCAAAATTCAAAATTAGATTCTTTACGATTAGATTCCATAAATAAAAACTTAAAATATGAATGAAACTGAAACAGTTAACTTAATCCTAGACATGTTGCTAACAACTCAGTCTAGATTAAATGCACTAATTAATTACCAAATAGATGCATCTGAGCTAGAAGACTTTAATAATGAGGTTCAAAGACAGAGAACTATTATTTTAAAGGATGTTCTAAAGGATAATCCTCAAGTCGGAATAAAACTTTCAAAGAGTCATTAGATTTTTTTTCTAGGTCAGCTTTAAAAAGTATTTTTAATAAATACCTTACATTTTTAATGAAAATTTTCATAATTAAAAATTAAGAATAAAATCCCTCCCCAAAAAATTAAAAACAGTGAAACGTCAGTACATTTAATCGAATTACGTAGGAGGAAATTACGCCACGACAACATGTGCCAACCGTTAGCAATCAGTCGGATGCCATTTACTAAATGTTTAAGGGTTGCATTCATCACAAATTTCAGGCACAAATGGAGCGTGTGGATTATGTTTGCAAGTATGGCAACCAACCACCACTTCGCTATCGCATTCACATAATAGTTGTATAATATTATTTTGCATACGCTTTGGCTTATGGCATTTAGGGCAAATATTACTCGCTTCGTTATTGCTAACAATATGCAAAGTTAATTTGCAGTCCGTTGTTGAAGCATCGTTGCCTTGCGCCTCTTTTAAAGCATCGTCTTTAGCATCACTCAACAAATCTATATCGTCCAACATATCGGATACGTCCTCAAATGTTTTACAATCTACTTTGTCCTCTAAAAGTGTTCTAATCGTTTGTGTTCTCAAATAAATTCCCATCGCTTCGGTTTTTATTGTTATTCGTTTTAATCAAATTCTGTAAAATATTCAGCAGCAAACATAACCTTGCATTTACCGTTACCCCCTACGACTTAACCCCCACAACCCGAAAACCAAACACTGATTCCGGTTCTTTTACGATCAGGAAAGTATAACAATCCCCAGGATAGCAGATTTCAATACCCTGTTTGGGAGACCTGATATTACGGTCATTATGTTCATTATTTACCCATTGGTCATTATATCGTTCAACATTAAACAATTTGATGCTATAATTCATAGCGTCCATTAATTCGACAAAATATCTTTTGCCTTTATTTTTTCGAGATACGCAATATAACGGTATTATGCACATTACTTTGTCGCTTTCCCGAAAATCAACAATTGATTCAAAATAGTCATACATTTTGCCTTTTGAAAAGTATTTTTTTCGGGTGTCGGGTATCTCCTTAAAAGTATCTTCGCCAGTGATAATGTAATTACCGTGAACATTTATCTTTTCTGATCGGGTAATTTTCGCCCCGATTAATTCAGGATATATTGCCGTAACTTTCGGAGATTCGCTTTGAACTACTTGGGAACTCATAATATTTCACGAATTAGATTTTTAAACTCATTTACCGACCGGACAATGTAATATTGAAATCCTTGGCTTACAACCTTCTCCTGCCATGCCTTTTGTGCTTTCGATTGACGGCCTGTGTCGGTCTTAAATTCGATTAGATAGGCATTACCGTTCCAAAGAAAGATAGTATCTGAAACGCCAGCTATTAAGCCCATGCCTTTGCGCTGCATTGCCCGCGCGATGTGTTCGGAATTATTTTGCACGGCAAAGAACAGCCCCCGTGTATAGGGGTGTTCGTTCCATAGCCATTTTACACATTCTGATTGGATTTGTGTTTCGGTCATTTTATTTTTCCTCCTCAAAATAATATCGGATGTTTTTTAGATATTTCTGTCTTTGCATATCCAATCTCTTTTATTTGTTTATTATTTTCAATCGTTTCATCAATCCATGTTTTTGCACATTTGTAGAAGTCTTTTTTTATCTCAAACCCATACGCTTTCCTTCTGCTATTTATTGCTGCAACCAAAGTACTACCACTGCCAGCACAAGGATCAATAACTACCTCCCCCTCATCTGTGAAAATTTCAATTAGCTTTCTTAATAGCTTGATAGGTTTTTGGGTTGGATGTAATTTTTTTACGGTGGCAGGGTCTTTTTCCCAGTCCATTATATTGAAAATCATTTTGCCATTGTTGTTAAATTTTGGCAGTTTCTCACGGTAGAATATTAAAGCATATTCGGCATTTCCTACTACTTTCATATTTGCTTTTAAAACCTGAGCAGAGAAATTTTTACGAAATACTAAGTTTATGTAATTGTTTAGCCCGTATCTTTTAGCCAGTTCAATCAAATACATTTGCTGATTAAATGCACAGAAAACAATCATGCACGGAGCCTGTCCTTTTGCTTTCGGCTCTTTCTTCAACATTTTTCTGCAAAAATGCATAAACTCAGCAGGTCTGAAATTCTTATCTGTATCGAAAAACTCTTTTCCTGCCAATTCGCTTTCTCCCTTTTTATTATCGCCATCTTGATACCATGCAGGATTACTTGCATAAGCGTTATTGCCTAAATTATACGGAATGTCGGCAATAATTAATTGAGCTTTTGGAATACCGTAGCTCTTGAAATTCTGAAAATGGTCGTTGTATATCATTTCTCCTCCTCCATTATCCATTTAGCAATTTTCCACATTGACCAGCACGCGAAGCCGATCAGACAGGCCATGCCTGCAAATAATAAAATAATCTCAATGTCTGTGTAATTCATTTTTTGTTGTTTTAATGTTTCTCAAATATACGACTTATATAAACCCGTTTTACAAAATATGTTGCACAACATATCAGAACGGCACCTCATCGCGAACATCTTCAAGTCGTTCACTGACTTCTCCGAATTCAATATACATTCCACCGTGACCTGCGTCCTTATGCGTCCACTTCATAAATGACGAATAATCAATCATCCATCGGTAGAACATTGATGCTGATTTGCAGTATGAACCTGGATTCTCGTCCATAAACTTCTTATATTCGTCATTTCGTGAGTACCGGGTATCGTTGCGGAAATTCTGCTCGGCATAATGAACAAACTCATTTGATGTTTGCGCGATCAGACGTTTTGCACGTAAATTCACGTAATCAACATTCACAAATCCGGCCATCAGGTAAAGACGTACACATTGCATCATCAAATTGTCAAATGAGTTCCATTCTTTTTCATCCCATCCGACAAAGAAATTTCGTTTAAAATCATCAAATGGCTGGTATTCGTCCGAATAGTGTTTGTAAATTTCTACCTCAAACTTCCTCCTCCTTATTGCCGAATTATCACCTTTAATTACATAGTTGGTAGGTATTCCAATTTTCGGGCTTTGTTCCGGGGTCAGATACATTTCCCCTTTGTTCTTTTTTTCGATTGGCCATCCAGTGGTTAATATGCTGAACAGATTTTCAAAGTTGAAATTTTTAGGAATGTCGTCCAATACCACAACATTTGTATCTGGTCCCACTCGCTGCCAAACGAAATTTTTTCCTGAATTGAAACTTTTTCCGTCAATGAACACCAATACCCGCACTTTACTCATCGCCTGAAATATTAACCCTTTCCCGGTTCCGCCTTCCGGTTTTTCGCTTAGTTCTTCTTCAGTTAGAATTAATGACTTTACATTGCTGGGGTCTTTGTATCTGTGCATCATGTACCCCATCCCACTTGCAAGTGATTTGAAGCGGTTATCTGAACCATGCGATAGGTTCATCATGAACTTGTAAAAGTCGCACGTATAGTCTTGTGATAGCGTAAATTCTCGATCAATTATTTGAGCTTTCCAAATGTAGCCGTTGAGGTCAATGTATGGAACTTCTGTAAGTTTTTCGGGGGTTATCTGAACGGCTGTATTTTTATAGAATGCCCAACTTTCTGTTTCTGTGTCATTAATAAAATCGGGTTTCTTTTCTGGGAGTAGTGATAAATATTCTTTTTTCATTTTGCTGGAATCGGCAAAAAGATTATAAGCGTTTTCTTCCTCAATTTTTCGCAAATATCCCAAAACAAAATCTCTGATATTATCAGCTGTAACTACTTCAACAACGTTTTGATCTATTTTTATGAATGAAATATCTTCGGGGTGAAAGCGATATTTATAATATCCATTTTCAACTAAAAAGTTTCCAAGCTGAAAATAATTAATCTTTAAATTTCCCCGTGGGCTTACCGACCAGAAATAAGTTTTTTTTTCTGGCATCTCGATTTCTTCGCTTTGCCCGGATAGATAGTCTATTTGTTTAGGTGTCGGCTCAGATCCGTCACTTACATATATCTCAGCTTGTTTGGCTAGATGGAATAATGTATTTATCGTTATTCCAGTTCGATATCCTTTCAAACAAGCGGAATATTGCCGATTACAGTCAGTACTTTTATATTTCGGGCTTACCCGGCTTATTCGGTGGTATAATTCGCGCCCTGTTTCGCCAAATTTATCCGCAATACCAAAACCGATATTTAACCAATCTTCATAGTTATATGTTATATCTATTTGATTGGCTTCAATTTCATCAACCAGCTTTAGCGTATCTTTTTCAACCTCATCATTTGCGCGGATCTTTGTTTGTTTTGGCTCCTGCCGTTTTTCAATGCCGGTGAAAATTTCTGATTCGGTATTGACGTAAATTTCGGGGTCGTAACTTTCAAAGCAGACGCGGCTCCATCCTTTTACGTTTTTATCGAAATATTTACATTCCTTAAATTCGCTTGAAATGGCTTCAAATCGTAAATTATGCTCATCATTGCTTTTGCATTCCGGTATTCGCCATATGGCTTTCAATCCGTTTCCTGACGGGCTTGTGAACAGTGAATAGGTATGTTTGTTCTGTTTAATTTTATTTCGCCACATCGCAAATTCACGCTGCGGTATCGCGTCAAAATCCAAGCAGATATACCCTGAATGCTGAAGCATCGCCTCGTTTGACCTTGACGAGAATTTGCCCGAAAAGCAAATCCAAAATAGCTGCTTTTTATAGGTGTCGCGCTTTGCTTTATTATTCTCTGATCTTATTTTTTCGATTAGATGTCGGTTATTGCCGCGCCTGATTCGGTCTAATACTTCGTTTATCTCAAAATATTGATTCTGACTGTCGGACTGAATGTTTTTAAAAATCGTTATTTGCCCCATTTAGTATTAAGTTTTTAGAAAGTGGAAACTAAGTTAAGGAAAATTATTTACGTTTGTAATCATAGTAAGCATTTTGAAAGTATATTGCAATAACTCCCATGACTATTAATAGATTTGTGTCTTGAACTACAATAGCCATTATAAATAGCAACTCAGCAATAATCATTAATATCCCTGTTATTTTCTTCATATTTTACAATTTTATAGTTATAAGTTGTTGATTTTTAGGTTTGTTGGGTTATATAACCGTTAACTGCAATATTGGCTTTTAAGTAATCGTCCACAATCTGTTCTTTATCAATAAATGCACTTCCACCACCATTTTCAAGTTTTGTCAATAAGCCAATTAACAGTTCACGTTGTTGGCTAACATTATGCAAATGTAATGCTGTGCTCTCGTTGATATTGATTGCCTTCACACGCTCTTGTAAATCATTCCAGTATTTATCGAAGCCTTCAATTGTCAATATTCCAGCTTCATCGTCAAAAGCCCATCTTGCACCAGCTTCGTATGCTTGTTTTGCAACTTCTTTGTTTATTTTAATCTCAATGTTTTTAATATTTGCCATCGCTCGTATTATTAAAGTTATTTACTCGTATCTAATTCGCTGCATTTCTGGGGGCAGCACTCCACTTGCATTTACCGTTATGGCTTAATCTCGCCCTCCTCGCGTCGGTCGCTTTTCTCTACATTTAAAATTTTTGGATAATACCAATCAACCATTAACGATACTAGAGGTAAATCAACCTGTATGAATTTTCTACCCGTAATAGTCTTCCCACAAGATATGCAGAATCCAATTTGCCAAAAATAATTTATCATAAAGTTCATAACTATAAAATTTTAAATTCCCGATAAAAACCGATTAAGCCATAACGCAAAAATAAAACCTATACATGTTGTTCAGCATGTTTTCGTAATTGAGTGGCATATTGTCGCCGCATTCGCCAAATCCATCCGCTAGAATATTTCTTTGCCTTAGCAAATTCGATTAATCCCTGTTCGCCTTGAGTTACAATTATCTGCATAATTACCCATCCGTATTTATACCCCCTGCTTTCAGCAACTCGCTCAAAGTTTCGCCATTCCGGTTCTTTTGTCTGTATCGGTTCATTATAATTTATTTCGACAAGTTCTATCTCTTTTGATCTCTTGTCAGACGAAAAAATATAACCGCAATATGGGCATATTTGCGCTGATGCAAAGATATAGGCTCCGCAACCTGGGTTTCCTCGTTTATCGGGCTTGCCTTTCTCCCCGCTGATAGGATCGCCTTGTCCGCAATTTTTTACGGGTGCCGCGCCTCCGTCTTCTTTTTGGTTATGAAATAATGACCATTCCCGCTGCTGATTGTAATATCCTAATTCCTGACCATTATTCCCAAAATCCAAAATATTGAAGTGCTTTTTTGTCCAGTTAAATGTGCCGTCCGGTTTCGTACCTGAAAAAATTCGGCTTCCACGACCTAGCATCTGTAACCATAAAGGAATTGACTTAGTAGCTCTGTTAATTATTATCGTTTCAATATTTTTACGATTAAAACCTGTAGTCAATATTCCGGCATTTATCAGTACGAAAAAATCATTTCTTTTCCACTGGTTTAATATTACTTTCCTATCGCCGGAATATTGCTGATACGCTTCGTACCAATTATTATATTCCTGCATTTTAATTTCATACTTCACCAATTTAGCAGGATCATTATCTGTTGGCTTTATCGGATGTGCTACGGGTGACGTTAGAAATTTTGCAGGTATTCCTTTACGGTTAAACTCTTTGCATGTTTCGACAACGTGATCGATATTTACACAAAATACTAATGTACTGGTATTCGGTGTTAATTTTTCCCAGTTATCAACCACCCCCGCATAAAGCTCTCTTTTATTAAACCGTTCATACATTTGCCCCTCTTGGTAATCTCCTTTTGAATTGGTGCGGACCCCGGCCATGCTCGGTGCATTGTGCGCGCCGTAATAAATGTCTTTAACTAATTTCCCGCGCTGAATTAATTCGGGCACTTGTAATCCGGTAATCATTACCTCATAATCTTCGCCTAATTGCCGCTGCTTTCCTGATCTTAGCGGGGTGGCCGAAAATCCTAGGATAAAAGTGTCTTTTTGGAACGCTGATTTCGTGAAGAAGTCGGTAAATTCCTGCTTATGGCATTCATCTATGATAACCACATCGAACCACCTGAAGAAATTTATCCATTTCCCGATACGCCGCTTCAATGTTTGTGACATGGCTACATAAACTTGATGAGTTTTTGGCGGCTCGACCATTTGCCCGGCTAATATATGATATGGTTTTAAGTCAAACTCTTCCAAAGTTCCGCCTGTTTCAAAAAGTAACTCTATCCGGTCGGTAATTATCAACGCGCGTTTGTTCGCTTTTTTCATTTCTGAAACGATGTGCGAAAATATAACGGTCTTTCCCGAACCTGTTGGCGATTGAATTAATATCCGTTTTTTGCCGGATTTCATGTGTTCGCGGGTTTGTTTAATTATATCTTGCTGATAGTCGTATAGTTGGATCATATTTCTTTGATTATGGATTAGTGCGGGCGGTTCGGGCGGTGCGGGCGGTGCGGGGGATTAGTCCGTGGCTCACTCGACACCTTTATTATCATAGCAATTAATCGCGATACCAATCCGTTTTTCATCGCGGTTATATTTTCGCTCAATACCTAATTCAGTAATTATTCCTTCCAATTCGGTTATTTGATTAGCTATCAGTTTATCGGTGTCGATAAAATTATTAATGCGTTCGCGGGAGTTTATTACTGTCGCATGATCGCGACGGCCTATTTCATAACCTATTTTTGGCATTGAAAAATTCGTGTAATAATAGCAAAACCAATGCACTATTTGACGAACAAAAACGATATCATATTTTCGGCCTTGGTAATCCATTAATTCCGCGTCAATATCGAAATAGTTGCATATTACATTTTTAATCGTTTCAATATCATTGTACCGTAACTTATTTAAAAATTCCCTAAATTCGGTAATATCGCCTTCAAATTCGCGAAATAATAAAAGCTCTTTTTCTGTGTATAGCATGTTGTTTTAGTTTCAAAAAGGAGGTTGTCGGCCTCCTTTTTTTATTTTGTTTTTTTAAAATGGTAATTGCTCTGTACTTTCAGGTGCTGGAGGTAGGTCGGCACTTTGCACTGGTTCCTGTTCGACATTCCCCCACACCCGTAAATTGCCTAAAATCGGCATTGCGCGCCTTTCTTCTTCGCTCATTTTTTCATGTACATCTTTCGGTAATGATTGCTTCACTAAGTGGGTATCGTCCGTTTTTCGCTTTTCCGGGGCCACTTCAAAACCAATCAAATCAAGATAACAATTGCCTTTTTCGGATAAAAACAGATTATTGTTTTTTATCGGCAAAGTAATCACGTCAATCATTTCTCCCGATTTTGTTTTTCTTTTTTCAATCACATGTTGAAGCATGCTTAAATTAATTTTTTCGCTGATATTACTCATATTGTTTTTCAGTCCGTCCGTACGTCCGCCGCCTGAATGCTGCCTTTGTTTGTTAATTTTACCAAATACTAAACGAATACTAAGCTACCTTTTTACAAGCATCATCAATAGCCACGCCGTTTAATACCATTTCTTTTATCTGTTGTGCCTTTTTTATGCGCTCAACCATCCCTGCAATGAAAATATCATCACGGTTTACGCGAATAATTACAAGCTGGTATTCTTGCTTTTTGCGAGGATCGTAACTTATGAAGTCGCACCAATCCACCCCCGCCACATTTATATTATTTTGGATTTGTGCGTAATATTCGTGTTTTACGTCAATTCCAGAAATACTTAATGATGCATTTGATTCGTGTTTGTCCGGGTCGTATGGACATTTTATTTCGATAATACCAATACGCTTGAATGCGCCATATTCGTAACGTTTTACCACTCTAGCTGAGTCTTCTATTGTGCTTATATCAATACTTTCTCTATGTCCTACTTCCCCGTCAAAGCTACCCCCATTAAACGGCATTTCCGGGTTAACCATAAATCCAACTTCATTAACTAAATAGCCGGTCTGCTCTGCATATTTCGCGCGCGCTTCCGGTTCATAGGTATTGCCCCATCTTGTTTGCACAAAGTCTTTTCGCATTTCTATTTCGGCTTGCATTTCGCGGCCTTCGTTAGTCATGCGCTCATAGCTAATTTTTCGCAGGATTACTTTTTTTGCAGTCGCGCCCCACTGTTCATCTTTCCCTCTCCCCTGTTTCATTAGGTCGGGAATTTCGGAACCTGTGAATTTATCCCAACGATGAAGAAACCATTCTTTTGATCGTTGGGCCATCTCATAATTTTCCTTTCGCCAAGGTTGCGACTCTCCTCCTATTTCCGGTAGGTCGGCAAATGGGCTAATCATTTCGCACCCCCTTCCAATTTCGACCTGCCGCCTGTTTCGATTATTTCGCGAATATCGGAAAACAGTTTTTTTGCACGGTCATTCCCTTCAAATGTAGATTTGGCCATATTATAAGCCGAAGCCAGATGTAAGATCGCCGGGCTCATTTTATTGCAATAAGCGGATAGTTCTTCAGGTGTATTCAACCTGGTACCGTCCGGTGCTATTGCTACATAGTTCTGAACCGTTAACCGAACTTTAGGTAGGTCGTTTAAATGTCGGCCTATACCTATCCTTGAAGCCGCCCGAACGAACGCGCCACTTGCGGCCGTCTTTGCTTCAAATGTGGCTTTGTCAGTTTCCCCGATTGATTTTTTCCGTGAGGCTCTGGCCCCTCCTGCATCTGACTTTTCAATAACACCGTTATCCGTGTGGATTTGTATCGCACAGAAAAGAATTCCTGCAACTTCACGATACTCACAGCCCCAACCATCAATTCCGCATACATCGTCCAATATTGCCTCACACTGATCGCTGTCATAGTATGGGTAAATTTCGTTCATGTTGCCTGACTTATCACCTATCCGCCATTTTGGAAAAATTCCAATGCTTTCGTGATAGTCGGAACTCGTTAATTTAATTAAATCTTCTTTTGTCATTTTTACCTCCTGTTTTTTACGCTTTTAAGCGATTAATTTTTTATCATTTCGTAAATATCGGCCACAATATCACCAGAATAAAACGAGACTATTTTTCCATCAACGTACACATCGAAGCAATCTACTGTCATCCCTGTTATTTTCGGCTCGCAATCATACCAAACATTTATCCGGTGAACGTGGCCCATGAAAACAATCAATACATTTCCGTTTTCATATTGGAACGTAAATTCACCTGAGTAGTCCTTAAGTTTGTCCGAAAAATATCTGATAATTTCCCCGGTATGTGTCGCGTTTATTCGATGGCCGAATAATATCTCATTTATTTTCATGTGTGCAAGTTAGCTATTCACCTTGGTATTTGCAATATGTTGTACAGCATGTTTTCCTTCCCGCCGAATCCGAAAAAATAACGATTACCGCGCATCCGCAACCTTTACGTCGAAAACAAAAACCGAAACATTCCGATAATCTTTTATGCAAGCCCCATACGCATAATTGTAATCTTTCGGGGGCTTTCGGTGGTTAAATTTACCGTCGATGAATACCTGGTAATCTTCGCGGGGTGCCTTTTCCCAGTTCCTCGCGCGCGCTCCTTTATGCTTGTTCGCCATCCCCTTTATTTTTAAGTTTTTCAGAACGACAAACATAGACCAATTTTTCAGCATTGTCAGGACTTGCCCGATCAAAACCAGCGCATAACGTACGCACATAGTTAACCGTCACACCGAAATATTGAGCGATTTCAATAGTCTCAACACCCGACAGATACATGTCCCTAATTGCCCATATTCTCGCGTAAATCTCATCGGATTTTCGTTTTTTCACCTCATCTTCACGCGCCTCAATATTCGCAAATGAGCAATCACTTTTTTGCCCATTCACCCACTTAGCTTGCACACCGACCCGTAAATAATCCATGTGCGAAACTTCGTCCGGCATGCCTATCTTTTTCCATGTCGCAATCAATCGCCCCAAATTAACATACCCCCCACGCATAGCGAACACCCTTAATCCCGTGTATCGCTGCGATGTTTTTCTCGGCAATAAATGCTTATTATCTCCTGCGATTTTATATACATTCCCGTCAAAAGAGATGTACATATTTTCAAATTTAAACCCCCGCGTTTCGCTAATTTCGCGGAGGTCTTTGATTTCGTAACTCATAATTATTGTTCTTTGTTTAATAAACCGGCCTCCTCAAGCTCTTTTTTCATTTCGTTAAACTGCTTTAATTTTTCTGATTTCAGTTTTTTTAGCCGATCTCCTTCGATGATTTTTTTAAAAATATCTAACCCTTTTTTCTGTTCCTCTTCCGTAAATTCGCCCAAATACATACAGTTATCAACACTCCACTGTCCAAACGAAATATAGGCCCAAATTGAAAATTCGAACTCACCATCGACAACGATGCAACTAACGTGGTTGCTTACCTTTTTCACCTCAAAATCACCCGCTAAAATCTTAGCTTTGAAATAATCTTGCACCTCTTTGATCTTGTTTTTCATAACGTTTTTTCAATTATTAATTAATTTTTAAAAAGATAGCACAAATATAAATTACATTTTTTACAAAAACAAATTAATTATTGACTTTTATATAGTAGTTTATAAAAAGCTAAATTGTGTTTAATTGTGGTTTCATTCTTGTAACTCTTTGATATTCTTTTATTTACTCTACTTATTTTAAACTAATTAACAAGAAATAGTAAATTAATAAAAAATAAAGTAATATATAAAAAGAGAAAATTAATAATAAATGTATTTTATGCTTTCCACTATAGGGTAAGGTAGGGATTTTTTGAATAGTTTAGCAAACCACAAGTAAATTATTGATATTTAATAAGTTAAAATATTTAACTCAAAAATAGCGACTTTTCACTTTATTAACCACCTTGTAAAAGTATGTTTTTTAGCATTTTACTTTTTTAAACAAAATGGTTTAGCTATATTTGTGCTAAAATACATACGATATGACAGAATTGGAATTATTGCGAAAATTAGTAACCTCTCAAGAACGTGAAATTGCAGCGTTGAAAAAAGAAAATCAGAACCTGAAAATAAAATTAATGTCTAAGCCGAAAAAGTTGAGAAACGCCAAAACATCAAAATATAAAGGTGTTTCGTTTGATCGCACCCATAACGTATTTAGAGCGCAAATTTTCATAGCTGGCAAGGTTCGCCCTCTTGGTACCTTTCCACCTACCGATCAGGGGGAAATTGCCGCTTCTGAGGCTTACAGGAATGCAAAAGCGAATAAGGCTAATCTCGAAAAGAAATATAAAAGCAAAGACAGACATAAGCAAGTTGAATTAACAGAACGCGAACAACGGCTTTTGGATCACGAATATCTGGAAAAAACAAAACCGGAAGTTATGCCGGAGGCTAAGGATGCTTTTGGGTTTTAAAAATGTTTTAATTTTTGTAAATTTGCGATATGGCACAATTTGAAAAAGGAAATAGAGCTGCGGAAAAATGGACATTATCAGAGGCAACAGATGCTTTTGAATGGATGATGAACAATGCAATGGATGATAGTGATGTTTTATGCGTACAGGATGCTTATCTGGCATATCCTATGCGCGGTTCGGTATTCCATTATTTGATTGATAAATTTCCCGTTTTGGAAAAATTTAAAAGAGATATCCAAGACGTAATCATTTCACGGATAAATAGAAACGCATTAAGGAATGAATTTAATCCTACTGCTTCAATATGGAGACAGAAGCAATTAGGAGAAAAAGACACGCAATACCAGAAAGTTGAAGCCACCGTTGATAACGTCACCAAGCTAACGCCAGAGCAACGTGCCAAACGTATCGAAGAACTGAAAGCGAAATTAAACAATGATTAATGACACGGAACTTATTGAGCTTGAAAAGTTGATTTATGATGAATCGGTTTACCGGGCAAAAGATAATTTATTAGATTTTACCCGTCATACATTTTCAAAATTTCAATCTACATGGTTTCACGTTAATTATTACAAAATACTTGATCTTTTCGCAAAAGGGAAAATTAAGAAGATAATTATTTCGGTACCTCCGCAACACGGTAAATCACAAAATAGTTCTGTTCAACTTCCTGCTGATATGATAGGTCATAATCCTGACCTTAAGATTGCAACGGTTTGTTATTCGGCCACAAAAGCCAGGAAGTTTGGCCGTAAGACAAAGCAGTTAATGTCTGAAAAATCATACAAGGATGTGTTTGGTTCACGATTGGCTGGTATGGCAGACGGCAATTATATCAATACCGCCGAGGAGATGGAGATAGTCGGGCATGATGGCTCCTTAAAGATGGTAGGTTATGAGGGAGGGTTAACTGGTGATCCGGTGGACGTTCTTTTGATGGACGATTTATACAAGGATTGGAAAGAGGCCAATTCTCCCGTTATTCGGGAAAATGTAAAGGATTGGTATATTTCCGTGGCAGACACCAGGCTTCATAATGATTCCCAACAACTGATTGTTTTCACGCGTTGGCACGAGGACGACCTGGTCGGATTTATTGAAAAAAATGAAGATGTAGTGTTAATTCATTCGTGGACACAGCTTGAAAATCCAAATCCTGATGTTTGGTACAAAATCAATTTCGAAGCTATAAAAACAGGAGAACCAACCGAAATAGACCCACGCAAACCAGGTGAACCACTATGGCCGGAACGTCATTCGAAAAAGAAATTATTAAAATCGAGATCAAAAGACCCGATAAAATTTGAATGTTTGTACCAAGGTAATCCTGCAAGTTCGGCAGGGCTCCTATATGGATCCGATGGGTGGAAAACTTACACAGCATTACCCCCTGCTATCGTTCGTAAAAACTACACCGATACCGCCGATACGGGATCGGATAAGCTATGTTCAATTGACTATGATGTTTGTGATGACGGGTTGGCTTATGTGGTCGATGTTAGATATACGGAAGAACCAATGGAAGTTACAGAACCATGGGTTGCCGGTGGATTTTTGAAAAACAAAGTAAGCTATTCAGATATTGAAAGCAATAACGGAGGCCGTGGTTTTGCGCGTAAGATCAACGAAATTTGCAATCCAATTCAAGGCCGGATAAACACACAGATAAATTGGTTCCATCAATCTGGGAACAAAGAAAGCCGGATCATATCCAACGCCGCAACTGTTAAACAGAGGATTGTTTTTCCTGATGATTGGCACTTGAGATGGCCTGACTTTTACAACGACGTAGTGAGATTTAAGCGCAATTTCAAGTCAAATGAGCACGATGATGCAGCCGACACATTGACCGGGATTGCGGAAAAGATGGACGACATACAAACAGGCTCCATGTTCCTAACCGCCGATATGCTTTAATTCAGGCTAAAAATCGGCAATGATAAAAGGGAACTTAATTCCTTTTCATTTAGTAGTTTTAACCCTCTCGTAAAATTTGCAGAGTGCATTTTCATAACGTTTTTTTGCTGATGAATTAGCGTAAGCCATAAGCGATAAGCCAAAGAACCCGGCAATCTCTTTGTTTGTTAAGCCGAGTTCTTTTTTCAGTTGTTTAATAGTCATTTTGTTTCAATCATTTTTCGCTTGCCTTTAGATGTGAGCTCAATGTAGTTGCCAGTTAACCCACCTCTAGGCGCATCGTTTTTTAATTCAAAGTCAATACCATTTCTAAGTCCTGCAAATCTTAATACTGCAATAGTATCTTCTGTATAATCCAAGTTCTTACAAAATCTTCCAGTACCAGAAGTCCAACAAGTCCTTATTCTGGTTTCCCAAGAATGATAAGGGTTTCCTGTCATTAAACTTAATGCTAATTGATAACCTTTACTGCCTTTGTTTACGTTTTTTGTCCTTGCTAAAAATGTTGATTCTTTCATCGTGTTGTTGTTTTAATTATTATACTCCAAAGATAAGTATTTACTTAACACCTTGCAAGTATTTTCCAATAAAAAAACATGTTCTAAAACATATTGCATAAGTCAAAAACATTAATTAGATTTGTTTTGTCTTTCCGACAGACGTAAAACAGTTAGGCGTTCTTTTAAACAGACGGGCAAAATCATAATTTATTAATCCATTATTAGTAATAACAATGAATTCGAGTTTCTATTTACAACAAATAACGTCCGTCTAACGCCTGGTCGCGGTTCGATTCCGTTATCAGGCACACATTGTTTTCTGGGGAATTGGTTCAATTTAGTTGTTTTTGCCTCCTTCGCGATTGCGGGGGAGGTTTTTTATTTTAAAAATACAACCTTGCAAAACATGTTATAAAACATTAATTTAGCCACAAATACATTTGCAAATGAATTTTTTCAATTGGATAGTTCCGGCTAAAATCAAGCGGCAATTTGCCTCCGCTATTTATGAGTATTGGATCACTCAAGGCACAGCTAACACCATGGAAGATGATACCGGTGTTTTCCTTGCCGATGCGTATAAAGGCAATATTTCCGTGTATTCGATTATAGATCGCATTGATAAGATGCGAAGACAGGCACCCATGCGATTATATCAGAAGAAAGACGGAAAGGCCATAGAGGTGACAGATCACGAGCTGAACCGATTCCTTTCAAAAGTAAATCCAGAAACGGGATTTAATGATTTCGTCTCACAAGTGTTGATATATCGCCTCATTTGTGGAGAGAATTTCATTTACGCGCCACGATTAAATTCAGGATTAAACGCAGGGAAAGCCGCCGAGCTTCGGGTATTACCGGCCTCGGATGTAGAAATAATTGAAGGAACGCCATTAGACCCTGTTCGCGGGTACCGGATGGAAAACTCAACTATATCGCAGGAGTTCCCAAAGGCCGATGTAATTCACCAAAAACTATTTGACCCTTTATGGTATAGGAACAACACCCTACACGGGATGTCCCCAATAGTTGCGGCAAACAAGACAGTATCACGGTTAAATGAAGCCGATATTACTCAATTAAAGCAACTTGAAAATCAGGGGCCAAAATATGCGTTATTCAAAAAGACCACAGGAACACAGCAGGGTATAAGCCAAAGATTAAGCGCCGAACAGCAAGACGATATTTCACAAAAAATAAAGACGGCAAGTAAATCAAGTAATCGCGGGTTGCCGTTAGTTTTAAAGGAAGAGTTCGGAAAACTTGACCTTGGAACAAACCTTGCAGATATGGCACTAACCGAGCTGACAGAAGCAGGCATTGTTGCCTTATGCAGTGTTTACGGAATGCCACCAGAACTATTCGGCTACGGCCAAAAGACGTACAATAACATGGGAACGGCTCGGAAGTCGGCTTGGACTGATTGCGTAATGCCGAACATGGACAGTGTGGCCGACTTAATGAATGAGGCCATTATCTGGGGGTCAAAATATGCCGATCAAGGGTATTTTTTCAAGATGGACTATTCCGAAGTCGAAGAGCTCCAAGACGGTATGAAATCGAAAATCGAGTGGATGAACGCCGCAGGTCTCCCGATGAATGATGTATTTGAAGCCGCTGGATATTCCCGAGTAGATAATCCACGGATGGATGAACCGCGAGTGCCGAGTATGACCATGTTTTTATCTGACTTCGACCTTCCGCCCGATATTGAAAAAAGCTACGAGGATTATTTAAAAGTGAAATAATGCCAATACCAAAGCATCTTAAGCAGTTTGAACGGATATTAATTAGAGAGCGCAACAAGTTAGAAATTAAAGGCGTTCGGATGGCACATGCGGCGTTGGTGAAACAGTATCAATCTTTCGCTCAAAAGTTGGCCTTATCATTTAATAAGGACGAATTCGAGGCACTGACAGAAACCATTCGCGCCGATGAAATTGAGAAATTTCTAAACAAATATTATGGGATGTTTGCCCCTATTGGATTAATGTATCGCAAGAATGCGATTAGTCAAAAATCGGCAATAACTGGCATGAAATACAAACAGGCCGAAGATGATGAATATTTAGCGATATTCCAGCAATACCTCCAATCACGGCTAAGTGGGGAGGCAGGAAAATCAATTAGAACAATCACGTCCACATCTCAGGATAAAATTAAAGGTATTATTCGTGAGATACTTTCCGATGCGGAATTGCAAGGTGAAGGAATCGAGGTAATTAAACGCCGAATAATGAAATCAGTCGGTCAGAATTTACGCGGGAACGGATGGGCGCGAAGTCGGGCCATTGCACAAACTGAAATGATAAAGGCCTCAAATCAGGCCGCGCAATATGCCGTTGATTCTACGGGGTTTGAATATCGGAAGTATTGGAGTACTTCGCATTTGGAAGGAATTCGCCCAACGCACTCTGACGCTGAACTAGAAAGCATTGAGAAAAACGGGTTAAGAAGAGATGAACGTTTCGGTAACGGTTTACTTTTTCCTGGTGATCCTGCTGGTACGGCTGCCGAGGTGATAAACTGCCGCTGCTCTGTATTGCATGAGATCGTATAATGTAACAAGACCAGTTTGCAAAAGGCAAGAGCAGTTTGCAAAACATGTTATAAAACATTATTTTTGAGAATAAATAAATGCACATGAAAGATTTATTGCAGTTTAAGAGCTTTGAAATTAAATCTTACAAAGAGGAAGATGACGGTTTTGTGGTCGAAGGTTACGGAGCTGTATTTAATAATATTGATAGCGTTGGGGATGTTATCGAAAAGGGAGCTTTTGCAAAAACATTGCAAGAGCGAGGTGACAGAATCGCATTCTGTTTGCAACACAACATTCACGAGCCGATAGGGAAGATTGTCGAAATTAAAGAGGACGAAACAGGCTTATGGCTTAAATGTCGAATTAGCAAATCAGAACCGGGCATTGCCACGAAAATAAAAGAGGGCATTCTAAAAGAGATGTCTATCGGGTACCGGACTATTAATTCGAAAAACGAAATTATGAACGGCCAGGAAGTTCAGAAGTTAACCGAAATTAAACTGTTCGAAATTAGCTTGGTAACTATTGCCGCCAACCCGTTGGCAGTAGTTACAGGTATGAAAGCCGATGAAGTTAATTCTCATTTTGACGATGAATTTACGCGGCTAATTGGATTAACAAGAAGCTCAGAGATTAAGTTCGAGCTGATGAAATTACACGGACAAGTAAAAGCACTCATCGAGGACATGGAGCCGGAGAAACCCACTCCAACGCCTGAACCTGAGCCGCTGAAATCAGAAATAGTATTAAAAACTTTTAAATTTTAGTGAAATGAAAATTGAAATTAAAGGCTTTACGCCTGAGCAAACATCTGATTTTCAGAAGGCTTTCGATAGTCTTTCAGATGAGATGCAAAACGCAGTAGCTGACAAAATTAAAGGCCTTGCAGGTAAAGAGGCCTTGGAAGAAGTAAAAGGACTTCTGAAAACCGATGATGGGAAAGATAAATTTTCCGAGTTGCAAAAATCAATTGATGACCTTGTTTTGGACGTTAAGAAATTCGAAGGTATGAAAAAGAAAGAGGAAAAGGAGATGACTCTTGACCAGTCAGTTAAAGAGCTGATTAGCTCTGATGAGTTTAAAAATGCAAAAAAGGACGGATTCCGTTCAAAAAGCAATTTCGAGATTAAAGCGGACACCTCCGATATCACCGGAACCGTGAACATGACCAGACAGAATTTGTCTGTAAACTTTGGCCCCGAAAGAGCCATTTCATTTTTAACTCAGGTAAATACTGGAACTGTAGGTCAGGATAAAAACAGGATTCTTTGGGTCGAAGGTGCATACACTTCGAATGTGGGCTATGTTGGAGAAGGAACCGGACAGGCTACTGCTGACGCTGGTACCGCTACCGAGAAAACTCGTGCAATGGCTAAAATATCAGCAAAGCTTCCATTGACCGCAGAGTTATTGGAAGATGCTGATTACATTGCTTCGGCCTTCCGTATGAAAATGCAGGAACGCGCATTGCAATTTACCGATCTTGAAGTTTATTCAGGTGACGGCTCTGACGGCGTGAATCCTAACCATATATATGGGATCGTAGGTCACGCAACCGCTTATTCTGCAACCACTACCGGAGCCAATGATGGAGTGAATGGTACCATTGCGAATGCCAATATTGGGGACTTGGTGGACGATGCAATCTTGCAAGCTGAATTGAGCGAGCAAAGAGGGTTGGACACTTTGGCGATTCATCCGAAAACTTTCCAAAAATTCAAATATGCAAAGGCCACAGACGGTCAGTATTTATTTGTGAAAGACGTTAACGGAAATTACACTATTTCCGGATTACGTGTGATTAAATCAACCGCCGTAACAGCCAACACTTTGACTGTTTACGATTCGATGAAAGTTCAGTTGTGGTGGAAACGTAACGTTGAGGTTAAGTTTAGCCAAATGAACGGAACTGATTTTGTTGATGACGCTTACACCGCCGTTCTTTTCTTAAGAGCCCAGGTATTGGTGGAAGGACCCGACAAAACTGCACTTATCCACGTTGCAGACGTTGACGCTTCAATTACCGCTGTTACAGCACCGTAATATTAACCGTATTTGGAACAAAGGGGAGGATCGTTTCCTCCCTACGGTTCAAACTTAAAATCATAACATTATGTATAAAGTTATCAAGGAATTTGCAGGGGTGAAAGTCGGAACGGAAATGCCTATCCGAAAAGATCAAGTAAAATATATGATTGAGGCCGGATACATCGAACCGATTGAGCCGGAAGTAAAAAGCCGAAAAAAGAAAATTGACAAAACCAAAATTGAAACGAAATGAAAAAAGTAAAAATATTACGTCCTATTTACGGGCAGTCGGTGGGGAAAATCATTCCGTTAAAAGACGAACAGGCCGATTATGCGGTAAAGATTAAGGCCGCAAGCTATGTGGTAGACAAGAAAAAATCAAAGTAAAATGGACATCAAGATAACGCCAACCGGAGCCGAGCCGATTACTTTAGACGATGTTAAGTTATATTGCAAAATCGAATACACAGCCGAGGACGCGCTTATTACTTCGCTGATTGGTTCGGTACGTGGGCAAATTGAGAAGGACTTGGGCCGGTCGCTGATTGCATCAACAATCGAACTATATACCGATTATCTTCCTGACGAAATAAGGCTACCATATCCTGAGCATGACGCGATTACGGAGGTTAAGATCAACGGCACGGTATCGACTGACTACACGGAAAAAGGTCTAACGAAATTAATTGTAATTCCTTCCACTACTTACACCTTTTCGGAAGATGTGGTAGGAAGTTTTTACGTGAAATACACCACTACCGGGAACTGCCCGGAAGCCGTAAAAACTGAAATGCTTCGATTGATCGATGAGAAATACAGAAACAGGGGAAACACTTTTGTTGGTTCAACTACCGAATTATCAGAAAACACCTACGCTAATTTAGCGCAGTTTTGCGAAATGTAATTAATACCTTGTATAATGAACAATACCGGCCAATATAACAGAAGAATAACTCATTACCGCCACGGAGCAGAAACGCCTGACGGAATGGGAGGGTTCATATTTTCCGAGCCGACAGTTACGGAAGTATGGTGCAGGGCGCGGCAGTTAAGCATGGGCCAGAAATTCAATTATGGGCTGGAATCGGGAACAGTGACTTATGATTTTCGGTTTAAGTATATGACTGCTGAGGGATTCTTATTTGACGACTGGTTTGTTTACAATGGTAGTAAGTTTATTATTTCGGAAGTTATCGACCTTGGAGATAAAGAGCAGGAAATAAGTATTATCGCACGAAAAGACACGACAGCAAATGGCTAAAAATGGGATCAGCATAGAAATTGACAAAGCCAGCCTCGCCAATTTGGAACGGCAATTTTCGCTATTAGGCACAACCATTGATAAAGCCAGCCCGAAAGCGATATTTAAGGTGTTGATGAAAATTCGATCTTATGCGATGCTTAGATTAACGGGGAGGGGTCACGTTGTTACATCTCGTTTGAAAAACTCAATTTATGTAGAAACGGGAGACCCCAGAATTAACACCGAGCTACCCAAAACATACACAGACGAATCAGAGCCGCCAAAGAGCTATAATGCTGAGCTAAAAACGGTTAGATTAAAAGAGAACGAGGGTGCAGTAGGCACGAATGTTGAGTATGGGGGAAAAATTGAGTTTATGGATAGCTACCTATATTGGGCGTTGAAAAATGTAGATGTGACAAGTATTACGGGTGAAGATTTGCGAGAGGTTGTAAATAACGTGGCAAACAGTAAATTTAGGATTTAAACCAATGAAAGACGCAAGACAAGCATTAGTAACAGGATTGCATACGGCACTTACCGCCGCTTGCAATGCTTCCGTATATAGTCGAATGCCGAAGGCCGCCGATATTACCTACCCCTATATACAAATTGGTGATATTTACGATGAGGAAAGTGGCCCAAAAGATCAATTTCTTTTCAACTATGACGTTTTAATTAACGTCGTTTATAAAGACCAATCATCATTAACCGCATTTTTTGCAGATATCAATAACGTAAAAAGCACGGTGAACAATAACGTGCCTTTTAGTATAGGGTCTGGTTTTCGTATAATTGAATCTACTTTAACAACAGCCTCTACAACAGAGTTTGAAGATGCAGACGGCACCATATTAAACGTGGCCGCCGTCCGTGTGATGTTTTACATTGCTCAATCCACATAGCCAGTACCATCGCAAACCTCGCATTCATCTACACAACGTTCATCTTCTGGTAATGTTTCCCAAACTTCAAACGATACCTCGCCATGTTCGGCACTTACATATATTCTCCCATTATCGCAATTTGGGCACTCTTCCTGCTCCGGTTCTTCCGAACATACCGGACAGCCAAAATAGCCGTTACATATTTCGCACATAATAACCCCTCCGTAATTGTTTTACATTAAATTCTTTTTCGATGTCTGCTTCCGTTAGCGTTTTGAATATTGACGCAGCAGCGACAAATGGTAGTTTAAATTCTGCCATGAATTGTTTTAGTAGTTCGTTTTTTGTTATCATTTTGATGTTGTTTTTAGCAAAAATACAAAACACATAAGCCTGTGCAAGTTTTTTATGATGTTGTAAAACATGTTTTTAATTTATAACTTGCAAACATTAAAGGGTTCTTATCAGTGCCCGAAAAATGAATTTTAACGTTAAAAAATAATATCATGGCAAAAGATGTAGGTTCTTTAGTTTTTCTTACAATCGGGGGTAAGCTCTTAGTTGGGCAAACTTCGCTATCATATTCCAGCGCTTGCGATATGATAGATATTTCCTCAAAGGATTCCGGCAGACACCGCGAATTTGCAGCGGGGAAAATTAGTAAAACCTTTTCAGTGGGGGGCATTGGCTCGACTACCAAAGAGGCAACCAACGAGGGGTATTTTGAATTGGAAGCCAAGCAAGATTCAGGTTCATTAGTTCCTTTTGTAATTACAAAATACACAGATGAAACCGCCACCACTCCGGTAGAGGGGGATGAATCTAAAGCGGGGACTGCTTTTATATCAAATCTTAACTATGATGCGAACGACAATGAAGCCATTTCATTCTCGGCAGACTTCCAGATAACTGGAAAACCAACCGGATCAACAAATCCGGCAACACCGTAAATAAAATAACCTCCTCGTAATTTCGGGGAGGTAATTTTTGCTTTTCTTAAAACTTAATTTCATGCGAAAAACAGACGCGAAACCACACAACGAGGTGATTATCAAATTACCTTTTCGTAAGACATTCGGCTTATTTTCAATTTCACCAAAACGAAAAATCGGGTTTATTTTTGATAATTACGTGGTGCATAAGGTATTCATTAACTCAGGTGCGAAAAACGGCAAAGAGTTCGAAGAGTGGGCAAAGATCGACAACGGGACATTGCGAAACTTCGAGTTTATGTATTGCGCCGCCGTGCGTTACAGGGAGTTAATTCGTAAACCGGATAATTTCACACGGGTAAGCCTTAAGCGATCATTGACAGAAGCGACAGCCGACCAGGTGAAACTATTGGCCGAATGTGTAAAAAGGTCGGAAATGTATGGAGCCACGTTTAAAAAAAAACAAGTGACACGCAAGAAGAAGAAAATCTAACCCCCGATAAAGAATATGAACTTTGCATAAGTAAGATAGGCATTGCCCCCGATAAATACTGGCACATGACACCAGCCGAAACATATTCTATCGTTCAAGGCTGGCTTTATAGTATGGAACGCCGTTCGGCAGACTTCCGAGAATTATACACATTACAATTTAATCAGTGGTCGAAGATCAAAAAGCGACAGCCGCAAGTTTGGCCGCTGCCGTTGATTGATGGCCGCGTGTCCCGTTTTGATACTGCAGAAGATGAGTATAAATGGAGGGAGAAAATGATTAAGTGGGCAGAGAACAAGAAGCTGTTCGCTTAACCGCTATATCCTTATCGGTTGCAAAACATGTTATAAAACATTAAATTTAGCAAAAATACATTTCCATGAAGTTAGCGGATCTTTTCATCAAATTAGGGCTAAAAAAGGACGGGTTCGACCGTGGTATTGACGGTGCGAAACAGAAAACAAATGCGTTTAGTTCTGCCGTTAAGAAGATCGGCGGAATTATGGCAGGGGCTTTTGCAGTCGAACGGATTTTCTCATTCGGAAAAGAGCTACTAGAATTGGGGGGTATTGCTGAAGGTGTAGAATCGGCCTTTAAACGAATTGCAGGTGTAAACACCCTTAACGATCTTAAGGATGCAACGCGCGGAACGGTTTCGGAACTGGAATTAATGAAGCGCGCTGTTTCTGCTCAAAACCTTGGGCTTCCAGTTGAAAATCTTGCTAGCCTTTTTGAATTTGCCACTAAACGCGCGCAAGATACGGGGGAGTCAGTTGATTATTTAGTTAATTCAATTGTTACTGGTATTGGGCGAAAATCTCCGTTAATACTTGATAATCTTGGCATTAGTGCCATACAGCTACGCGAAAAACTAAAAGGAGTAGGTATGGAATCGGCCAGTGTTGCGGAAGTTGCCGCAGCAGTTGGTGAAATCGCAGCAGATTCAATGCGAGAATCGGGTGAGATTATTGAGACTAATGCAATTAAGATGCAGAAGATGAAAGCTGCATGGGACGATTTTAAAAAGTCATTGGCAGAAAGTGAAGAAATAAATAAAGCTGGTAGCGCGATTGCTAATTTTGGAACAGCATTTATAAAAAACTTACCGAATGTAAAAAAAGATTGGGAAAATTGGGGAAGAACATTCAATGCGATAATGACCGGAGGAATTTCGTTATTATGGCAAAGGAAAAAAGCTGTAGAAGATTTAACAAATACTACCGAAACCGCAATAAAAAAGGATGAGGAATTCAATAATCTACTTGCCGAGATAAATGTCAATGCCGAGGAAAATAATAAGATATGGGAGGAGAAATTTAAACTTTGGGAAAAACAAAACGAGCAAACAAGAAAAGCCATCGAATTAACCGATTCCTTAACCGCTGCTAATGAAAAATACATGGATTCAATACCATCAGGCAATGACTTTTTTACTAAAGGAGATGCGGACGTTTCCGGCATAGTTGGAGGCGGGGGTGTGTTTGATATGTTAAGCCCAGAGAAAGAAGAAGATATTGGGTTTGACACGGAAGCTAGAGTTGCCCAAATTGAGGAATTTAGCGGAATGATGTCACAGGTTGCTTCGATGGCAGTATCGGCAATTGAGCAAATATCTAAGGCTTTCGGTGAGGCTTTAGTTTCTGGGGATTGGGATAATTTCGGGAAAGCAGTATTGCAGTCAATAGGTGGGTTCCTTCAACAAATGGGTGGGTTAATGATTGCCTACGGGGTGTTTATGGCTCTGTTTGACAAGGCAATTAAAGCGGGTCCCATTGGTTGGCCTTTGGCTATTGCTGCTGGTATTGGATTAGTGGCCGCTGGTGCTGCTATTTCTTCACTTGCTTCCGGTGGTGTAAGCGGGGCATCAACAGGCTACTCAGGCGCAACCTCATCAAGCAACTCATCATCAGCAGCCATAAACGGAGACGTTCGGTTCGTGTTGGAAGGTGATAAATTAGTAGGAGCAATAGATAACAGTCGTTCACGCAGAAGATTAACAAGCTAATGGCATATCAGAAAAAATACTACTTCACATTTAAGCAGATCGGTACAGACATCGTCAATACGGTCGAAATTTGGCAGGACACCGCCGAAGTATTGACAGCCGAAGAAGTTATCGGAATGACCTCACCATTCACATCTGAGTTAAATGATTTAGATCATAAGTTTTCGCCAGTACTCGGGCAAGGGTGTGAGATTGGGTTACTTTCCGAAACAGATCGAAAGTTTTTCAACGGCCTTTATCATGTCGATGCACAGGAATTTATGGTAAAGCATTACATTGGGTCAGACCTGAATTATATCGGGTACCTTAATTCTGAGATGTACATCGAGCCCTATGATAGTTCCGTAAATTACGGCACGTCAATAACGGGGAATGATGGGCTTGCTATTGCTGACCGGTTTACATTTGTTCAGGACGATGAATCGCACTATACTGAACTGCTTACCGAATGGGATATTTTAATGATATGTCTGAACAAAATCGGGCTTCCGTGGGATGAGATACGCATATGTATTTCAACTGATTTCGCAGGCTTTTCAAATTCGCCAAACGTTACAGTTTTGCACGAGACTTACATTTCAGCGGCAAACTATTATGATGAGGACGACTTTCCGATGACTATTCGGGAGGTTATGGAATCAATTCTACAGCCATACGGGGCGCAGTTGCTAATTCGCAACGGTCACGTTTATATTATCGACATACATTCGCGGACAATTGGAATAGATTCCGGCTTTGCTACACCGCCTGTATTTAAGCGGTTTAATTTTGCGACAGGGGCTTACATTAGTGATTTAGGTATTTCGATAAATAAAGTTATTCAGTCAATAGGATATTCAGGCACCGGTCAATCCATTGAATTGTCGGGTGGAGTGAACAAACAGGTTGTTTCGTACAGCCCTTACCCGACCGACACCGTTATTAATAACACCCTGGTTGGGTTGGATGAATTTTCAGGAATTCCAGCAACTTGGACGGCACGACAAGATTACTTTTTTAAAATACTTACAGGAAACACTTTCTTGCAACTAAATGCTGCATATCCAGATGCTAACTTTGAATCCAGTTATTATGACGGGACGGTCGATGGCCGTTCAGTTCAAAATAATTATGATGGGTATTTACGCTATCAGGCTGCGGCACTTCCGGCTGATATTGCCGAATTTAAGAATCCTTATTATGTAAGCATTTCAAGCAAACCGACAATAACAGTAGATGGTGAGTTGCAAGGTGCTAGCATTGCTATTAAGTTTGATTATCTGCCAACTTTTACCGATTCGAAAGTTTACAGGTATATGGTTAAGGAAAGCGGACATTTAGCGTTAAGGCTTTATTTCAAGCTAAGTATCGGCAATCTTTTCTATGACGGGGAGACGGGAAACTGGGTAGCTGACAGCTCGAAAAGTTTCTATCTTGAATTTGAAGATCGTTCGTTAGAAGCATGGTATAATGTCGAACATCTTATTAATGTTGGCGATGTCAATTCTGACGTTCTTTTGTCTGGGGACTTGAATTTTTATATTACATCAAAAGTTGAATATTATAGAATAATAAAGGGTCCAGATAATAACTCATGGGAATCTGCTGATGCTATCTATAACTCAAGCAGATGGCGACAGATAATGATTTGGATTAAAAATCTAAACATTGACGTAAAAAATTCGGATAGCACTGACATACCAGATGATGATGTTGAGTATGTAGGTATTTTGAACGAAAAATTTAAGAATGCAGGGGAAAAAATTGAGCTAACAACGGGGACGGATACTTATTCATCTGACCGGGCAAAGATGCTATATTTCAATGGAATTGATTTCAAGTCAATAAAAGAATGGACGCGTGCCGGACAAACTTACAAAATCGAGGAACTGTTTTTAAATTCATTAGTGTCAAATTATCGCTTTGGATTTATTAAGCTCAACAATATGCGGTTGCGGCAATCTTTTGACATCTTGAACGTGTTTACCGATAACAATATCCCAGGTAAAGTTTTCATGCTTAAATCGGCTAAATTTGACTATGAGATGAATGATGTTGAATGTTCATTCTGGGAGGTTTCGCCAGATCGTTTAACAATCGTAAAATAACAGATAATGACTGATATAAAAGTTTCGACATTAAGCGTCCCTAGGGTACCGAGAAATAAAAGGATTTATTCGGAATACAAAACCGAACGGATTTCAATCGGCACTCCCTCCGAATTTGTCGATACTCAGCGAAATATTCAGGCCAACATCTTAAGTTATGATTTGGGGGATTTTGCAACAAGAACAATTACGGTAGACTTTCAAACTCCTTTCCTTGAACGCCCGATTGGATGGGTAAAAACTTACCGATACGAACCGCGATCAGGTGGGGGTTTTTTTTACACAAATGCGATTCACTACGTTAATAGTATCGATTGGCTAAATGAATTGGGCTTTGAAATTATAGTTGAGAATTATGAAGCGTTAACGGGGTTGTTTGTTGAGTATAGCTTTGTTGAGCGAATTGACGATGAAGAGTAAGGGCAAAAATTAAGTAACAGAAAAATAAAAATATGAAAACCAGGTTATTAATTGCATTGATGTTTGTTTGTTCGATCTCATTCGGGCAAAATGTGACAGGGAATTACGTTCGCAGCCGCACGGTTTATTATTCCGATACAACCTACACCCCAACAGGGACAGAGCCGGAAGGAACGAGTTATTACGATAAAGAAGAAGGATCATTTTCAGATGTATTAGAAAACGGTGTAATTGGACAAAGATATAAGGAGATATTTGCCACAGGACAAAATAATACCGGAGTTACAATCCAAAACGGAACACCTATAATGTATGCAGGATCAATTGGCAATAGTGGGAATGTAAGAATAAAACCAGCGAGTTTTCTCAGCACAACTCCTGTTCTATATTTTATTGGAGTTGCAACATCAGACATTCCAAACGATTCAGTCGGTAATATAACAACTTATGGCAAGGTTCGAGGGATTCAAACTGATGGTGCGAATTATGGAGAAACATGGACTGACAGTACTATTATTTATCCTATCAACGGAGGGTGGACTAAGGTTGTACCAGAAGCTCCAATACCTGCAATTCCCGCAGCAGTGGTTATTTCTGCGCATCCTACTAATGGAACTATTTTGGTTAGACCAGAACTTCCCCAAAGATTAACAGAGTTAGTAGATGTTAATGGAATACCGTTAACTGAAACAGGCCAATTCCCTGTGTGGGATAATGATAATAAATATTTCGACTTTAACTACAGAATCTCTAATGAGATCTATTCAGATTTATGGGATGGCAAAGATACAGTTATTGCTACTTTCGATAACCTTCGCGATAAGTTTTTTTTATTGGATACAGACATCTCCACCAACCAACAAGCAATAATTGACAGTTCAGCTAGTTTGCAAGGGCAGATAGATTTAAACACTACTCATAGGCTTTCAGATAATGATTTGGATAATACGAATGAATTACAAACTATTTCAAAAGTAGGC